GTATTTATGTAGCGGAAAATTTAATTTAAAAATAACGTTTTTTATTTTTTTTTTGATATTTATAATCAAACCAATAATAATTTAAACTAAAAAAATATGAAACTATCACAATTAAGACAATTAATTAGAGAAGAAATCAATGAATCAAATCAAATTACTCCTGAATTTTTGGAATTAAAAAAACATCAAGAAATAATTAGGAAAGAGCAAGATTATTTAATAAAAATATCTAACGATTTAAAAATTGATCCAAAATTAATAGGTGATTATAATGAAGCTTTAAGTACTTTATTAGATGCTATATTTAAAGCTAGCTATGATAAAATTGATTAAAGTTAAGCTTGGGAAACCAAGCTTTCTTTTTTATATTTATACCTAAAAACACTATGGAAAAATGGGAACCCACCAAAAAACTCACTAAAGCCGACGGCACAATAGCATACATATGGGATAATAACCTCCACAATTGGGACGGCCCTGCCTTAATACCCGAAGGTAACATGCGTAAACGCGAATATTATCTTTATGGCATACGCAAAACAGAAGAACAATGGAAAGACGCTCGCAAGGATAGAGAGGGTCTTCCGTTCTATAAAAAGGTTAGTGTTACAGGTACAAGTAGATATTAAAGTTAAGCTTGGGAAACCAAGCTTTCTTTATTATATTTAAATAATAAAAATATTGTTATATGAAAATAGGTTTTTGCGGAACAATGTCGTGTGGAAAAACTACATTAGTCAATGCTCTAAAACAGCATAAATTATTTAAAGATTATGAATCTAGAACTGAACGCTCAAAATATCTAAATAGTTTAGGTATTCCATTAAACACAGATTCAACATTCAAAGGACAACTTATATTTCTAGCTGAACGCTCAGCTGAACTATTATGTGAAAACATTATTACAGACAGAACTGTCATTGATGTTATAGCATTTAGTCAATGCTCTGAATCTATGAGCATATATGAAAAGGAAACATTTGAAAATACTGCTAAATTTTTAATTGAAGAATACGATTATATTTTCTATGTTAGTCCTGTGGGAGTTGCTATTGAGGATAATGGAGTTAGAGAAACAAATGTAGAATATAGAAACAAAATAGATCAAACCATCAGTAAAACATTGTGGATATATAATCATAGAATTAAAAATTTAGTAGAATTGTCAGGCTCTGTTGAAGAACGAGTTGAAAAGGTAATATCTACTGTATTTCCGTAATATTTATAGGAAAAACGATGTTGAGAATATTATTTATATCATTGGTATTAATATTAAGTTCATGCGGAGCATCAACTTATACTACAGTAACACCTTCAACCCCTCCTTCTTCATATTGGGACGATATTTATTTTGCCCCTTCGGGCCCGTATATATCACCTTATAGCAGATGGAATTGGGGATTTTATAGTTGGAGATATGTTCCATCTCCTCCTGTTATTGTATATAGGAGTCCTAGGGTAATAGTAACACCTCCAAGACCAAGATATCAAGCTCCTCCTCGTCGTGATAGATTAAATAGACCTGTTAGACCTTTTTATCCCCGCCCTTAATTATGAAAAAATCTGAATTAAAAGAATACATTAGAGAAATTATTTTAGCTGAAATAAGTGAAAAAGATATAACAGAATTAAATAAACAATTAAAACTTGAATCTGAAGAAGAACCTACAGAAGCTGAAATTAAAAAAGAAAAATCCTTAACTAAAGCTCAAACAGAATATACAAAACTTACTAAAGAACTTAAATCTAATGTTGGTAAAATTAAAGCTATAATTGCTAAAAAACCTACAGAAAGAACCAAAACAGAAGAACTTCTTTTAGCTAAAATGAAAGAATTAACCCAACGTAAAAACCAGCTTAAGAATAAATTTAGTAATTTAGAAGATGAAGACTAAAATACTATACTATTCAATAATAGCTATATTAATTGGTATTATTATTTATCTACTCACTCTTGATAAAAACCAAGAGGAACGAATAGAAATTAAAACAACAATTGAAAAAATACCAGTTAAAATAGAAACTCCAGTTTATGTTCCTAAATGGAGAACTAAAGTAGAAACTATTACTGAATTTGAATTCGAAACAGACACATTCTATACTCCAATTGACACTAATGAAATACTAAAAGATTACTATTCCAAATATGCTTACCAAGATACAATCCAAGTTGATACGTTCGGTATTGTAGTAATAAGCGATACTATAACAAAAAATTATATTATAACTCGCAAAGTTCAATCAAATTTAGAAATACCTAAAATTACAATTGAAAAAACTATTTACCTCAACAACAGAGAATGGTATGCTGGTGTAGGAATGGTTGGAAGTCCACAACAGCTTGGTTATATTGGGGGTGAAATTCTATACAAAACCAAAAAACGCAAAGTAATTGGTGTGGGTGTAGGGATAAATCAAGATTTAACCCCACAAGGCTCATTCAAATTGCTTTGGAAATTAGGTAAATGAGTGAACAACAAAATATAAAAGAAGTACTTAGACAAGAATACATAAAATGCGCTACTGATCCCGGCCATTTTATGCGTAAGTATTGTAATATTCAACACCCTCAAAGAGGTAGAGTATTATTTAATTTATTTCCTTTTCAAGATAAGGTATTAAAACTTTGGAAAGATAATCCATATTCTATTGTACTTAAATCGAGACAGCTAGGTATATCAACATTAGCTGCTGGATATTCTTTATGGTTAATGACATTTCATAAAGATAAAAATGTACTTTGTATTGCTACAAAACAGGAAACTGCTCGAAATATGGTAACTAAGGTTAAGTTTATGTATGACAACTTACCTTCATGGTTAAAAGTAACAGCAGATGAAAATAATAAATTATCTTTGCGTCTAAGTAATGGCTCAATAATTAAAGCAACCTCCGCAGCTAGCGATGCTGGTAGATCAGAAGCAGTATCTTTGTTAATAATTGACGAGGCAGCATTTATTGAAAATATTGGTGAAATATGGGCTTCAGCACAACAAACTTTAGCAACAGGTGGTGGATCTATCGTATTATCTACACCATACGGAACAGGTAATTGGTTTCATCAAACATGGATTAGAGCAGAAAATGCAGACAATGACTTTTTACCTATCAAATTACCTTGGTATGTTCACCCTGAACGAGATGAATCTTGGAGAAAAAGACAAGATGAATTACTAGGTGACCCTAGATTAGCAGCTCAAGAATGTGATTGCGATTTTAATACATCTGGAGATATAGTATTTTATAGTGAATGGATAGATTTTATTAAATCTACTACTATTAAAGATCCAATGGAACGCAGAGGAGCAGACCAAAATTTATGGATATGGGAATCAGCAGATTATTCTAGAGAGTATATGGTTATGGCAGATGTAGCTAGAGGAGACGGCAAAGATTTTTCAGCATTTCATGTAATTGATATTGCTACAAATTCTCAAATAGCAGAATATAGAGGCCAAATGACCCCAAAAGAATTTGGTTATATGTTAGTTGCTATTGCTACAGAATATAATAATGCACTACTAGTTGTAGAAAATGCTACAATTGGTTGGGCTACTTTAGACGCTATCTTAGAAAGAGGCTATAGAAATTTATATCACTCTCCTAAATCTGATCAACTTACTGCAGAATCATATTTAAAAGTTTATGAAGGAGACTCAAGTATGACCCCTGGTTTTACTATGTCATTAAGAACTCGTCCTCTTGTAGTAAATAAAATGAGAGAATATATTGGAGATAAAAGTGTTATAATACAATCTAAACGTTTACTTGAAGAAATGAAAGTTTTTATTTGGAAAAATGGCCGACCTGAAGCTCAACCTGGATACAACGATGATCTAGTAATGTCGTTTGCGATAGGGATGTATTTACGTGACACTTCTTTAAAATTTCAACAACAAAGTTTAGATATGACCCGAGCAGCTCTTGGAAGTATTACAAAAAATACAATGGCTGGAGCATACAACTCAAATAGAGTAGCAAATCCATATATGATGGATACAAAATACGGACAAGAGAGTATTAATTGGCTCCTATAATATTTATAATAAATACATAAAATGGCAGATACTAGTTTATTCACCCGATTAAAACGTTTATTTTCAACAGATGTTGTCATTCGTAACCAAGGAGGAAATCAATTAAAAGTAATTGATGTTGACTCTATCCAAACAACAGGAGATGTAGCAACAAACTCTATAATGGATAGATATAATCGTTTATATTCTCCATCCTCCACCTCCTTATTTGGGCAACAATTAAATATAAACTACCAATATCTTCGCACCATGATCTATTCAGATTATGATACTATGGATTACGATGCTATTGTTTCTTCCGCTTTAGATATCATATCAGATGAATGTACTTTAAAAAATGATATGGGAGAAGTTCTCCAAATCAGAAGCTCAAACGAAGATATTCAAAAAATATTATACAATTTATTCTATGATGTATTAAATATTGAATTTAATTTATGGTCTTGGATTCGCCAAATGAATAAGTATGGCGATTTCTTTTTAAAACTTGAAATAGCAGAAAAGTTTGGAGTATATAATGTTATTCCTTATACAGCATATCATATTCAAAGACAAGAAAATTATGATCCTGAACACCCAAATGCTGTAAGATTTAAATATTCTCCTGAAGGATTCTACTCAGGGGGGTCAGGATATTATGGTATGCCTAACACATTTGAAAAAGATCAAAATGCTATATATTTTGATAATTAT